TCGGAAACCTTATCAAGGCTAAGACTGCTAAGTCACGTTTAAGTAAGGAGAACCAAGATGTTACGATACGTTTGTTTTACGATGAGCGTGGTCTTGATCGTTATTATGGTCTTCTTGAACTCGGTGAAATTGGCGGTCTCTGGAAAAACGTCGCAGGACGCTATGAGATTGACGGCAAAAAAGTCTATGCTAAAGCAATTCTCAAAGACCCCGACCAGTATTTCACTCCAGAAGTGATGGAAAAACTGGATTCTATTGCAAAAGAAGAATTCAGTTATGGTTGATCTTGATGATCTTATCCATGTCTATGAAAATGCACTAAATCCTAAAACTTGTGATGTTTTGATTGATGCATTTGATGGTGCATCAAAACATCATGAATCTGTTCAGAACGAAGGGAGACCAAATTTTACTCAGTTTAATCTTACAGAAAACTCTGATTCCACGTATGAACTGAGTAAAATCCATAAACACATTATCAAAACAGTACAACACTATCGTGATGTTTATTATGAGTTTGTGGATGCCAGAGTGTTTCCTTCAGAACATGCATTTGAACAATTTAGAATAAAGCGGTATAATACTGGTGGTGAAGATCGGTTTGACACACATGTTGATGTGGCAGACTATTTTTCCGCTAGAAGGTTTCTTTCCTTTATGTTTTATCTGAATGATGTTTCGGAAGGTGGAAAGACTATTTTTAGAGATAAAAAGATTACACCAAAGAAAGGAACACTCTTAGTATTTCCTCCTTTGTGGATGTATCCCCATCGTGGTGACCCTCCTATCAGTAATCCAAAGTATATTATGAGCACTTATTTGCATTATAAGTAATGGAAAGAATCGAAACCACAATTCTTAGAAACTTAATAAACAGTGAGGATTATTCTCGTAAGGTCATTCCATTTATTGAACCGACATATTTTGAGCAAAGAACAGAAAAGGTAATCTTTGAGGAGATTGCCAAGTTCATTGTCAAGTATGGTTCTACTATTACAACAGAAGCTCTAAATATTGAGGTTGAGAATAGGACTGATCTGAACGAGAGTGAAATCAAAGAAACAAGAGAAATTTGTAACTCTTTTACCGACTCTCCAGTAGATCATCAATGGTTGCTAGACACCACCGAGAAGTGGTGTCGGGATCGTGCGATTTATCTTGCCTTGATGGAATCAATCCACATTGCAGATGGTAATGATGAAAAGAAAAATCGGGATGCTATTCCCAGTATTCTTTCTGATGCACTGGCAGTTTCTTTTGATAACAATATTGGCCACGACTACTTACAAAACTACGAAGAAAGATATGAGTTCTATCACAAGAAGGAAGACAAGATTCCGTTTGATCTCGAATACTTTAACAAAGTCACGAAAGGTGGCTTACCTAACAAGACTCTTAACATCGCGCTTGCTGGTACTGGTGTCGGCAAGTCTCTATTCATGTGCCACGTCGCTAGCTCCGTGTTGCTCCAAGGACGGAACGTTCTCTACATTACAATGGAGATGGCAGAAGAGAAGATTGCTGAGCGAATTGACGCAAATCTCCTAAATGTTCCTATTCAGGATCTGGCAGATCTTCCTAAAAAGACTTTTGAGAATAAAGTTAATAAGTTGGCAGCAAAGACTCAGGGAACTCTTATAATTAAAGAATACCCGACTGCATCAGCACATAGTGGACACTTTAAGGCACTTCTTAATGAACTTGCACTTAAGAAGTCATTTAGACCTGATATTATTTTCATTGATTACCTTAATATATGTGCTTCCTCCCGTTATAAGTCGGGCATGTCTGTCAATTCATATAGCTATATTAAAGCTATTGCGGAGGAGCTTAGAGGGTTGGCTGTTGAAGCAAACGTCCCTATCGTTTCTGCCACGCAGACCACTCGTTCTGGTTATGGTAGCAGTGATGTTGAGCTTACTGACACTTCTGAGTCCTTTGGTCTCCCTGCTACTGCTGATCTTATGTTTGCCCTTATTAGCACAGAGGAATTGGAACAACTCGGACAACTTATGGTGAAGCAGTTGAAGAATCGCTATAATGATCCTACGATTTATAAACGTTTCATCGTAGGTATTGACAGAGCGAAGATGAGATTGTATGATTGTGAACAGTCCGCCCAGACTGACATACTTGACTCTGGACAAGAAGACGAGTATGATTATGAAGAAACCAAACCTAAAAAATCGTTTGAAGGATTTAAATTTTAATGGAACGACATATTGATTTTGAACGCTATCAAAAATTTGTTGATGCGGTTACTAGCGACGCCTCTACTGATTTTCTCGCTCTTTCCGACCGCCTTGTTGCCCTTGATGAGAAGGGTGCCAATATTGAGCGACTTCTTACTGCAGGCGTTGGTATTAATGCTGAAGGTGGGGAGTTTCTTGAAATCATCAAGAAAATGGTTTTCCAAGGAAAACCTTGGAACGACGATAACCGTGAGCATCTTATTATTGAACTCGGTGATCTTATGTGGTACGTTGCTCAAGCCTGCATGGCACTCGGTGTTTCCTTCGACGATGTGATCGCCACTAACGTCAAGAAACTGGAAAAGCGTTACCCTGAAGGTGCCTTTGATGTTTACTTCTCTGAAAACCGTGCAGAGGACGATCGATGACTGATAAGAAAGTAACCGTAGAAATGGACGTGTTCTCTGCTGCGGCAGTCCGTCAAGTCCTCTTTGAAGCACAAAAAGGATATTCTTATAAGAATGTTCCTGCCCGTATCGTTGGTATTCGCCAAGTCATCGTAGACCTTGACGATGCCATCAGTGCTGTGGTAGAATCTGATTGACCCTTCGGGGTTTTCTGGGGAATTAGCTCAGTTGGTAGTAGCGTTTGCTTTGCAAGCAAAATGTCAGCGGTTCGAGTCCGCTATTCTCCATTTCTAAATACTTAAAAACGACTAGATAGATGGCAGGATCAAGTACAGAATTATATTCTGAAGTTCTGGCACAAGTTTGCTTGGCGTATTCTATAGTATATAATAAAGCAGCTACGAAAGAAGAAATACTTTATAATACTGGATTAAATCCAAAAGTTGTTGCTGCAACAAAAAAATATATAATCTCTCAATCTAGTGTCAATCTCACAAGTCCTTCTTTTGTGAATGGGTTTGTTAAATACATCTCTGGAAATGTAAGTGGAAAACTGGGATGGATTGATGCTCAGGGTAAAAATATGTTTGAGGTCAAAAAAAGATTTAAAATAGGATCTCAACATAAGATATACAACGATAAATTATTTGGAAACACTCCGTCTGATAATAACCCTTATAGTGCTTTTCTTAAAGCAAAAACTGGTGCCCAAACTGATAAATGGAATCCTGCTGATATATGGGTTATGAATTTAGAGGGGAGACAGCAACTAAAAAAATTAAACCGTAGAGTTCAATCAAGATCGAAAATATCTCTTGAGTATTGTAATCAATTTTTAGCAGATCAATTTTCTAAAGGTAATATCATTCCAATATCCTTGAAGAAACCTCAAAAAACTCCACATATTGAGATAGTTAATAGCAATGAATTTGTAACAAGATTGGTTCTTAATGAGACAAATAATCCAACAGTAGAATATACTATTGGAAATAAAGATGTTAAGATAAACTTTACTATAGAAACTGTCGAACTTGCAAAGGGACAAAAAGCATCTGCAGCTAGAAGGAATCCTGGTAATATTAGGGGAAAAGTTGTAAACGGATCTCAAAAACATATTAGATTGAAGTATCACGTCGATAATAAAAAAGTAGAACTTGAATATACTCAAACGGGGAAACCATCTAGAGCGGCAGCAAAGATGGGTAATCTTGGCGCAAAAAACTTTCAAAAAATTATCAATGATACATCTAAACAGGGAGTATCAAAGTTAAATAGTATTCAATCTAATTACAGAGATATTGATCTCAAACAAAATCCTTGGTTTAATGGGCAACAATTGGGTGTAGTGAAGGCAAGAAAAGAATCTGAAAAGTTAGAACCTCATTATACAAGATTATCTGAGTATGTTGGTGATCTATGGTCGGCTATAACAGATCATGCTCCTCCAGATTTTAGTGAAGATCGTAAAGGACTTAATGAAGCAGCAGGTCTCTGGAGTAAAGCAAGAGCAGGTGAATTGGGACTAGCAATATCTGGAATATCAAACGAATCTGTAAAAAGAAGAGTGATACAAAATTTGTATGAAGCTGCTGGATCCATTAGTTATGTTACTGGTTTAAGTAAAGATGAGATGGAAATGGAAAAAAGTATGGGTATGGAACCATCTCCAAGAAAAACAAATTTTAATGCTAGTGTATATGTTAAAGTATTTTGATTATGAACCCCCACATTACAGAATTATTACAGTCTTTTGAGACGGACTCAAAGGCACCGAAAAGGAAGTATAATGACTTCTTGGCACACGTCTACACAACCTTTGACAAGCACATCTCATTATGCAAGTCAGATAAGATGATGAATAAATATAAGAAAATGAGGAATAGTGTCCTCAGTTACATTGTTGCCAACGAAAAATCTATAATTAAAA